CGACGTTCTGCTCAATTCCCTAGTATTTTGCTGCACTGCCATTGTGAGAAGGTCTAGCCCTCGCTCGTTAGCCTTAGCAGGGAACGGCCCGTACTCTTGATATTCAAGTAATTGCGTATCGGGTACAGTCCTATCAATGCGGATAGTGACACCAGTATCAGGTGGTGATACAAATACAACATCTCCGCCGTTATCATCCCCCACGCCTGTAATGGTGAACCCAGACGATTGCAGAACACCATCAAAATAAATAAAGATATGGTCTGCGCTATATGTCAAAAAGTTATAAGCAAACGTAGTAACTGAGCTGTTGCCAGTGTAGCTTATCGTGTTGTTAGTGTTTTCTACTGTCATGTTTATAGCCCTATATCATATTTTTGAGTAGTTTTTGTTTTCTTAATTTCGTATTCTGCCTGTACGTCAAAATGCTTTTCAAGTATAACTTCTCTTGCTGCTTGTTGAAACTTTGTAACCATAGCTTGTATCATCTGAGCCTTACCGCCATCTGGTCCACCTGTTTTTAAATTATAAAGCCCTGATAGTACATGCTTACCTGTTACCAATGCGTTTAGTGTGTCCTTTAACCCTTCACCCCCTGAGTCTATAGGCGCACCGTACTTAGTTTCTTTTAATTCGTTACCAGATAGTTTAACGTATTCTTCGTAAGCTTTAGGGTACTTCTTAAGGTTTATGGAAATACCTTTAAAATTAACTTTTTTACTTGGCTTCGCTACGTACTTTTCCAGCTTGTTTAACTCTTTATCTATTGGCTCTTGCTTGCTGGTGCTACTAACATAAACAGGGCTAAGCGCATCATAAAGGCCACCAATATCACTACGATAGCTTATAGGTCTACCCCATACATCAGTGTTGTAAGGTAAGTCTTTTGACAAACCTGGTGTTCTTCTGCGAATAGTTTGCCCCATGTTATAAGCTGTTCTAGCGTATGGGTCCATAGCCTTTGTTATTTCTGCTACACCTGTTGGAATGACTGTACTTGCAAGCCTGTTTGTCCAGTTTTGGCCATGCCTTTTTGAATCGCTCATCATTTCAAAAAAGCTGTTTATTCCGCTCATATATTGCTGAGACACAACTTGGTTGGTAACGGCCATTATAGCCGCCACCCATGCCGCTTCGGCTGCTTGGTCTTCGTCACCGATATCTGATTCTTTTAGTATTTCAACCATGTTAGATGCTAGCATTATCGGTGTACTAAATGGTTCCATACCCCTTACGCCATAGTAACTTGTTGAACCGTCTTCATTCTCTACCTTTATGCTATTAGGTTGCCAGCCGGTGCGCTTTAACTGTTCGCGCTGTTTCCAATCGCTAGGGCCTTCGCCTGTTATCTGCCCACTCATAGCTAAGTCGGCCATTGCTAGCATGATAGTCGAACCTGTAGCAACTTTACTTATTGCTAAATCAGCCCTTGCTCCCCCTGCTGCCAAGTCTTCTCTCCATCTTTTCACCGCTGGCGCTAATGGTGTTCTCTCGAAAGTGTACCGCCCTAAATTATAAACCGTTCTAGTAAATGGCATTATTATTGTACCGATACCGTAAGGCAAAGCGCCTGTAGCTTTTAGTACGTTCCATACAGGTGTGTCTTTTGGCTGCTCAGTAAATGCCACTTGTTTGGCCAATTCTCTTGCATTGTCCTTAACTGCTTCTTGTGGGCTGTCAACTATTTCTTCAACTCTAGCGTTAAATTGATCGCTTGTTATTTTACCGTCAGCAACTTCATTACTAGCTTGTCTTATAGCTTGCGAATTAATTTCCATTCTATAGGCTGTAGTTGTGAATATTTCGTCCATCATTCCTAGTGCATGAGTCGGTACCATAGTTGCTGAATTTATAAAAGATAAACCTCGGCCAAGCATTGACTCCTTTTGCACGTTCCATACTTCCGGGTCAAAGGCACCAAGCATAGCTTCGTCAACCTTACCAGTACCCCAGCCAGACTTACCCGTTGCCATGTATTTTCTTGCTGTACCTATTTCCCCGCCAGCTTCTTCAATAGCTTTTTCAGCGCCTACAATATCGCCTTGTTCGCGTAGCTTTTTAGATTCTTTTAATACTCGCTTACCTTTGCTAGATGTTACAAACGTTTCTCTTGCGCCTCTAAGTAATGAGCTAACCATTGCCATAGCTTCACCTGCCGCCACGTTTTCACGCCCTAAAGCTTGCCCTAACAGGTTAGCGCCTTTTCTTTCGTAAACTTGTTGGGCAATTGCAGAAGTAGCACCAACAACGTTACGTAAATGGGTCTTAGGTCCAGACAAAAGAGAAAAGTAAAAAGCTTGTTTTATCGCGTCACCTGTTTTGGCCCATGCTGATTTTTCTATAAAAGCATCCATTTCTTTTATCATGCCTTGCGCTGCTAAGTCTGCAACGCGCTGTGCCATCATTTGAGCGCCTTTACTACCACCACCCATTGCTAGTATCTGCTCGACCTCGTCCATCTTCATATTGCCTGTGGGGATTCTCCACGACGCTAAAGCTCTGGCTGTTTCGGTTCTTGCTGCTATAACTTCTCGCTGCACCTGGTTATGGACTGCGGCCATCTTTTTAAATGCCATTAGGTTGGCTGGCGTTGGGTCTAATGCTGCTTTTTTAGATACATTGGCAAGGTTGTCAGCACTTCTAGCCCATAACTCACGCGCTGCTATTGACTGTTCAGCGTTTAGCGGTTGCCCTTGCCTGCGGTTGCTCAACGTTTCCCAAGCATCAACACCTTCCGCATTAAGTTTCATTTGCTCAAAGCTTTGTTTACCTCTTCTAGCTTCGTCAATTTCTGGCTGCATCTTGTCAGCCATATCGCGCATTAAAGCTTTAACATCGTCTGGGCTGTCAATCCTAGACCAATTAACAAATACTTCACCTTCATCAACATCGACATTATGTCTATTAATTAAATCTTCTGGCGATACGTCAACTTCGGTTAAGTCCTTTGGTTTAGGCTCAAAACCATCAATAGCTGCTTGTATTTGTTCTGGCGTTATTTCTGGGTCAAAAGATTCGCCCTGTTTAGAGCCAAAGCCAGATTCAACAGCGTTTTCTTTAACTGCTTCTTTTTCTATTGCTTGCGCTTCTCGCTTGGCTATTATAACGTTTCGCCATATTTTTAAGCCTGTTAGTAATCCATCAACAGCAACGCCTATACCCAAACCTTCAACAGCGTTTTTAAATCTGCCTTCTGCTGCATTATCACCTGGTGAAGCTGCCAAGAATTCTGTTACGGGGTTTTGTAATGCGGGTGAAGATTCAACAAGGTTTGATAGCCTTTCTTCTTGCGGGTCAAATACAGTAAAGTCGGCTATTGCGCCTTGTAGCGCTGCCTTGCCAATCTTACCCGCTGTGGTTGCAGGTTTTAAAGCTTGCATAGGTTTTAACTTGCCAGCACCAACAAAGCCAGCAACAAACTGTGATATGCCACGAATTAACCCGCCTGTTACGCTGTCAGCTTTGTCTGTGGTTGGTATCTGAATATTATCTGCTTCGGCCACTTCTTTTCCGCTTACCCACCTTATACCATTCTCATCTATTACAACGCCGCCCAAATCAACAACGTTTTCATTAAGCCAATCACCTAACTCTTTTGTTAAGTCTAATGTTTCGTTTACAGCATCAGCAATGCCGCCGACAGTTTGCAATGGTATTTCAACAATGCCCTCGCCTACATCAGCTAAAAATCCGCCGCCTTCTTCTGCCTTTGGTGTTTCTTTCTCTTCTGTCTTTGTGTCTTCTAAATCTAAACTAGCCCACGCTGCATCATCTTCCGCTTTACTTATCTCGTTTAATACCTGGCTGTACTCAGCATCAACGGTTAACCCTTCTTGGTCAAGTGCTTCTGCTTCTAACATCTGTTGCTCAAGTGGTGCTGCTTTCGCTTCTTCTGGTGTAATACCAATAAGTAAAGCGCCGCCACCTACGCCAGCCAGTAGGTTGCTTGAGCCTTTTTTATCTGGGTTAAATCTTGCAAATTTAGATCTTATATTTTCTGGTCTAAATGGTATTGCAAACTTCTCTCCGCTTTCAGGAAAATTAACAATTACTCCGTCATGCCCAGTCGCTTTAGTTAGCGCATTTAAAAAACCTTGTTCATCGCCATCGAATAAGTCATTACTTAAATGGTTTGGGTTAGTGTACCTTGACGCTAACTCATCTAACATCCAATCTTCTGGCCCTGTTTCCCAAAATGAATCAAAGT